ATTCTTCATACATATCTGAAATCATTTTCTAACTCGTTAATCTTCTTAATTAATCCGGCTTCACCACCAACGTGACCATCAAAAACTTCATCATAAATACTGTTTGCTACCAAGTGAAACCCGTCTTTGTAAGACGTTAACCAGTAATTCAATGCAGCGCCCTCAGCGGCAGGCTCGCAGGTATCAGAGTCTATCTTAAAAGTTAATCCGGTAGCCGCTGACAATCTATTGCATAGTTCTCTCATTTTTTAGCCTCTTTGATTTTTAAAACTTCTTTGCTGTAGTAGTCAATTTGATCTTGATACCATAGCGCACTTCGTTTTACCGCGTCTTTGCCATGACGCATCATATCGTTAAACGCTTCCAGCCCTATCTCAATCCTTAACTTTTCGCAGAAGTCATAGTGCATACCGCCGTAATTAATATTACATGAGTAGCACTGGGGGCGGACTGCGCGCTCATCAAAGTAAAGATTCTTATAGGCTCCCTTCGGTACGCAGTGGCCGCCTTGACAGTTAATGGTTCCGATCTTGATGGCAGATTCGCATGTGTAGCACTGGCACCATTCACCGTCCGCGCTATGAACTAATTTTTGGTGCAAACTAAATATAGGCCATAGCTCTTTTTTCAGCTTAGCAGCCGTTTTAGGCTTCTTTACTTTTGGCTTAGCCTTACCCCTTAGATGCCCGCTTGCTTCGGCGTGGTCAAGCTCACAAGCAGCGCAACAATACTTTGTAAGCGATAGCCCCTTGCGTACTGGCGTGAATAGCTGCCTGCAAGCTGGGCTAAGGCATTTTCTCGGCTTCGGTACTCTATTCATTTACACCCCCACAATCTGCGCTAGAAATTCACAGCGAGAATATACTCCTTTGTTCTTGTGCCCATCAGGGTAAGCGTCATTGCCTGCTTTTGCGTCAATCAGTGCAGATTCCATTGCATCGTTCAAAATCTCTGATTTTTTACCGCGTAGTGAGCATGTAAAATTAAACTCGCAATCAACCCACACATCACCACGGGGCGCACCTTCGAATATCACGCGCATGATTACACACCATTGAAATTCATTCTCAACAATCCAATGCGCGCACTGTTGCCACATACTAATGCAAATTAGTTTTTGAGTCGGGTTTGCATGGTCAATTTTACAGTCTGTAATCTCGCCGCCTTCTTTCAATTCTGAAAATGGATCATCGCTAGCCCAGCTCAACACAAACCCGCGCATACCAGCACGAACACGCTTCATGTACTGCGCTTTTTTCTTGCTGTCATTGCTGCGCTTTTTTTCTACTTTCCTTACTGCTGCTTTCATACCTTTTCAAACCCCATGTAAGCCATTATCTTTTTTGTAAGATCGTCAACATTGCGATCAATATTTCGATTGTTGATTCCGTTCAATTTCTTTTTTATATTCTTTCTGAATTTCATTGTTCTTGCCTGTCGTTTAGTTTTTTATATTCACCATCTTTTGGAATCGTTAAAGATAGCCCTCGCTCAGCAGCCCATTGAACATGCCTGTTCATCATGTGTAGCATTTGAGCCTTGTCATCGCTTGCGGTTTTGTATCTGTCGCCATTTTCGTCAACCCCAAGCCAAGTGCGCACCCAAAGCTCGTGCGCGTCTTCTGGCGTAAATTTACGGCTACCGCTAAACGATCCGTCAGCGCGAACAACTAGCGGCATTGTAGCGCCTCTCTCAGCCATCCAAGCCGCTGTCTCGCTCATCCACATACGCCATGTTTTTTTCATCGGCCAGCTATTTTTTTCGCCAGTCGTAAAAGTCCATGTTACATGCTTGTGCTTTGCATAAAGATCATGCGCATAAACCGCAAAACCTTTATCTTTTGCATCGCTATTAACAACAAAAGATTCACCCATATTGCACCATATCAAATCATTTGCACTTTTTCAGTGCGGTTTTTGTGGAATTGCGGCCTGCCAAGAAAAACTCCAAACACGCTAAAAAACTTCAATAAAATCAATGCATCATGTCGTCTAAATGTCGGAGTTTTACGGGTCGACCCTTTGAATAAACTGTTACATTGTTTAAAAAAGTGCTTCTTGTGCCGTGGCATTCTCAAACCGTTCACAGCAAGCTTTGTAGTAATCCTCATCTAGCTCAGTACCCACAAACTCAGCAACACCAAAGTAATGCGCTGCAATCGCGCTAGAACCGCTACCAAGGTGTGTGTCTAAAATCTTAAACTCTGGCTTAGCGTAGTTTTGCAAGAGCCACTGGTATAACTTTACCGGCTTTTGCGTTGGGTGAATTCTTTTCTCGTTAAGCGCTTTGTTGCCTTGCTGCTTAACGCTCCCAATTCCTTCGCCCTGCATCATCCCGCGCCACATGTATCTAACAACATCAACCCTATTGTTTAAACTGCAGAAAGCAATCTCTGCGCCGCTTTGATCTGAGCCATCATTAATCTTATCCCAAACAATTGCGCCTCCCGTTAATTTGGCAGGCATATAATTAGCACCCCAAATTATTTGGTTTTTAGAAACTCGTAATAGCTCTTCAAAATATTCTGGCTTAGGCGGCTCATCATCCCAATTCTTTTTTGAATATCCGCCATCAACACACATTAGAGATCCGCCATTTTTTTGCCTAACGGCTTTGCTTCTATTTTTTCCGCCATGCTCACCAAGACCATACTGCGGATCAACAACAGCCAAATCAAAATACTTGTCTGGCACGGTTCGCATGTACTCCATGCAATCCATATTCAACATTTTTATCATCGTAAAACCTCACAAAGTGCAAAAACAATGTAACCAGCAAATGAACGGGACGCGGTAGAAATATGCGTTTTTACTGGCACCGTATGCGCGCCCGTTATTCGGGCGTTACATTCACTCATCAAGAAAACCTATCCGCCCACCATTCCAGCCACACGCACCGCATTTCATTCGCGGTATTTCGCTTTCGTTCTCATACACTATTGAGAACGTCTTGTTTTTGCAGTTTGCACAAGCAAGAAAAGTAGTTGATTCTGTTGCGGCTTCTTTGTGTGAGTAGGCTAAATAAACAACTTTCTCGGTCATTTTATGTCACCCACATGGCGCACCTTGCCAACGTAAATAGTCCAAAACAGAAACACAAACGCACTTGCAGCCCACTGCGTTTCTCTTTCGCTTGGGTAGCCATCATCGTCAATATAAATCTGGGTAAATCCAATCATCTTAAATCCTCATGTTTTGTAAATGTAACAAGTCAATCTTGCGGACGGAATCTACATTGCCGCCCAGTTTAATTACTCCCAGCCGCCGCAAATCTCGGCGTTATGTGTTGCCGTCACCGCCATCTAGCGCAAACAACTTCATCTTTTCCATCTCGTAAAATGCGCGGCCTAAGTCTGATTCAGAACTGGCATAATACCGCTCGCCATCTTTATCAATGCCAATCACCAAAACATATAAAAGGTCTTTTGGCGCAGCTTCTAAAATTTGGCTAGGCGGTATATCCACCATTGTTTTCCCTTTGAACGGAATAACTTTACCCATTTAAATATCCTCGCAAGAAAACTTGCACATAACAAAAAGTTGCAGCCGATGGTCGCACCAACGGCTAATTAAATTCTTACTCCCCGCCACGGGCTGAACTTGGCGTTATGTGGTGCTATCGGCTATCAAAATTCCGAGCACTATTTTTATGTGCTTGTTAAAATCCTGCCCCTTACTAAAAGCAATCTCTCTATTCAATTTAAAACCGCGAACCTCAATAACACCGTATAAACCATGCAAACTTATTTTTATATCGTAATCGCCGTGCGCCCTAAGCCACGCTCTTACTTCTGTTATTAATTCTTCCATAGCTAAATCATCTCAAGTTCCAGCACATAACAAGAATATGAACTGGATGCGGTTTAAGTTAGGTGCACTAATCACTTGTGAAAAGCGCACCAGTTATATTGGCGTTATGTGTATCAGTCAAAACGGCTTATTTTTTTGATTCATGGTAAGCGTCCAAAACAATCCACATACCCTGTAAAACATTATACGGAACGCCTTTGCATGTTTCTTTGCTTGCAACATAGTTCAATGCGTCAATCATTTTTGTATTTTTGTGGTAAGCATCAACCATCAAGAATGCCGCACTTTCTAATTTTGTTTCTTCCATTTATAAATCCTCGCAAGCAAGCCTGCACATAACAAAAAGTTTCAGCCGATGGTGCTAGAATCGGCCATTATTTACTTACTCCCAGCCACGGGCTGAACTTGGCGTTATGTTTTCAGTTCGCGCCGTGGGCTGTATAGCCTCCCATTTACTACAATAAAATCTTTATCAACCCATTCGCGCACTTGCTGGCGGGAAACGTCTTGAGCGCGGCCAAACGCGCTTTGGTTGCCTTCAAAATGTAAATCAATAAACTCTAAAAGAGTGCAGGCTTTCGCCTGCGCCTCGGTTTTCATTAGAAAAAGCTCTCAAGACTGTCTGATTGCATCAATTCAATTTTTGCATCAATCATCGCCAAAATTTCATCATCTGTTGCGTCAACCAAACGGCAGACATCAATCTCTGAATTTATGTGATTCCAAAAGTCAGGATGTTCAGCGTCTAAGTTAGCATCCACAACAAATTTCGGTGTCAAGTACGCGCTACGCAAATTATTATCATCGTTTGAAGCAATTGAAGCTATGTAATCCACGCCTTTAATTTGAACTGTTTTAACTGTTGATCTTGCCATTTTTATTCACCTTGGTTTCTGCCTCGGAGCCATTTCCTTAGTCAGTGAATGTATATTAAAACACATTACATTGAATGTAAAGCTTTTTAAACTACAAAATAGAAAATAATTCACTCTGTAGCAAAAAATAACAATACGCTGCAACTCGGACGCGTCATAAATCGGCTAAATGATCACTGATTAAATGCGCGCGGCTGCGCTCTGCGTTATGACTCTATGCGCTCAGCAATATATCTAGCTGCCGCCCTGTAGTCATATGTGTTTTCGTCATTATCTAAATCTTTTGCTAGTTCTGCGCAACGATTTCTCTCATCTAATATTAAATGCGTCTGAACTTTCTGCACAAAATCAATAAGTGTGTGCTCGTTAAAAGTGTATGTGTCCGAGTGGTGCGGGTCACTACTCTTTTTATATTTCCACGCGGTTCTGTGTGCAATTTCTAAAATCTTAAAGCCGTCCATAAATCACCTGCAAAATGTTGGTCATAACAAGGCGGTCAAACATCGCTCCGCTTCGCTCCACTGGACGCACGTTCCGTGCGCCGTTTACCTTTGCGTTAAACCCTAACTAACTGCGCCACTGTTACGCGGTCAACGGCCTCGGCCATAAAATCGCAAGCCCGTATAGGCTTTCGGCCTAGCTCTTTGCGCTGCTCGTTTGCCTCGTCTATTTTTTCTTGCATTTTTTTAGCTGTGTACTCGTTTAGCCCTACCCATTTGCGATTCATTGTTTACCCTCGTTGGTTGGTTTTACTAATAATAACACGCTTTTTTATTTGTGCAAGTTTTTTGCAATTTGTTTGCAATTCTCAATATAGTGTATTATTCTGCAATTACACAAACAAACGAGGGTTAAAAAATGGATCACTTAGTGCCAGATGATAAATTCAGCTTTTACGAAACGGCAGACAGGGAGGACATGCTAATTAATCAGTATAAGCCTCGACTAATTGGCGTTCATGTAAAAGGCGATACCATGTGGACTAGCAAGCACGACACATTTCTTTTTTATTCGATTAAATACGCTTACAAAAGCGCAATTCTGTGGAGTTAATCATGTTTGAGAATCTAGTAATTCTATCTTTCTACGCCATCTCCATGATGGCCGCTTTTTGCATCGCAGAAACGGCAGCGGTTTTGATTTATGAGTTCTATGAGTCAAGGTTGAAATATGGCAATGCAAAAGTCGGCCATGTTTTAAAGCCTAATGATAAGAAATGTAAATTTAATGTAATTATGCGCAATATCTTGGCAAAGTTGCGCTTTAACTAAGGGGTAACATATGGATAATTTAGAGTTTTGGCAGTCGGTATCTAAAACCGATACCAGCGCAACAAAAACCAGTAATCAGGGCGGGCGCGAACAAACCAGCATTAACGGCTACTGGATGATAAAGCAGGCCACTGAAAAGTTTGGTATGGTTGGCATTGGCTGGGGCTGGGAAGTAGCTGAAGAGCGCTGGGACAATGGCGCAATGATCACAATCAAGCAAGATGACGGATCAACACGGCTAGAACAATCGAAAACGCACACGATTAAAATACTGCTTTGGTTTATCCAGGACGGTAAGCGCGGCGAAATCACTCAGTACGGCCACACTCAAGCAATCTACAAAAGCAAATACGGCATAAGTGATGACGGTGAAGCCCCGAAAAAGTCACTTATGGATGCGATTAAAAAGGCATTATCTATGCTTGGCTTTTGTTCGGATATTTTTACAGGCATGTTTGAAGATCGTGAATATGTTCAAGCGCTAGAAGTTGAGCAACAAATAGAGCGCGCAAACGATCGTGATGCTGAAATTGCAGCGCGCAGACTTGAAACAACTGAATACGTAACTCGCAACAAAGAGGCCATAGAATCCGCTAAGACAGCGAGCGAGACCAAGGGGCTAACAAAGGTCGCAGTTCTTCACCTAAGCCGCCAGAAGTCAATACAATCAATCACAGACATATGCGAGCGCGGTATAGCTGCAATCAGCAAAGCGTCTGAATTAAAACTAGAGGAGTTATCCAAATGACAGCACTGCACACACTAACAGGCCAATACTTAGAATTGGCAAACAACGATGAACTAGACCCGCAAGCAATCGCGGATACCCTAGAAGCAATTGGCGGATCAATACAAGAAAAAGCCGTTTCGCTTGCGTCTTGGGCGCTGGATATTGATGGCGATATTGAAAAAATCGAGGCGGCAATTGATCGGCTCAATGCAAGAAAAAAACAGGTAGTGGCGCGCAAAGATTCGCTAAAAGATTACCTTTTGCGCAACATGGAGTCCACGGGAATCACTAAAATTCAGTGCCCGCTTTTTACAGTCACTCTAGTTGCTGGCCGTGAGTCGGTGGCAATTAGTGACGAACACGCACTACCCGATGAATTTTTAAACGTTAAAACAGTAATAACCCCCGATAAAATCGCAATTTCTAAAGCGATTAAAGAGGGTAAAATAATCGCGGGCGCGTCACTGCAGCGCGGGCAATCATCAATCAGAATTAAATAGGTAAAATTATGTCACATACAGTCGTTTTTAAACTTAACAAGCCAGCTCAACAATTCCAAGCTGGCGACTCTACTGGCTTCGGTATTCGCGGCGGTGTTAAATACTATGACCGAAAAACAAAGTCAGAAAAGTGGACAAACTACCAAGCCGCTGTATTTGCTAAGAATCAGCAGCAAATTGACTTTTACGCGGGAAATCTAATTGAAGGCGCAGTGGTAACTGTTTCCGGCGAGTCTATAGCGGTAGAAGAGTTCCAAGGCCAGCAAGGGCTACAAATAACACTAGGACTAAATAACGCGCGCATTGAGTACATTGCATCACCAAGCCAAGTAAGAGCGCCAGACGCAGCGCAGCAGGCCTATGCTAAATCCGTTGCACCACAAAAAGCTCCGGCGGGTTTTGATGATCTTGAAGATATTCCTTGGTGAGGTGAAACATGCTAGCAGATGAGCTACCACCAAAACACATAGTATTCAGCCGCATTAACGTTAGCTTGCACGATCAACTAGCTAAAGACGTTGAACGGTTTAAAGCGAATGGTGGCAAGATTAAACAGTGCGCAATCGGTGAAACTGCCGAGTTTCAAACCATCAACGCCAAGGCCGAAGCGGTAAAACGTGGAGGCCAAAATGGCGCAAACACTAAAAAGCTAGATGCTAAACTTAAGAGGACAAATAATGAAAATTGAAATACGCGAAGAAGAATTAACCAAACTCAAAAACCAGAACATGAACCTGCGCGCCAAGGTGCGTAATTTTAAGCAATCGCAAAAAACTGCAGCATCTAAAGCGGCGTTTAGCGATACTGACAAGTTGATAATTTTAGAGGGGGTTTTGTTGGCAGTGGTTGGCACTGAAGCGCAAGAGCCTATTACTAGGATTATTCTAGCTAAATTTTCAGATGATGCTTTTTGGGATAAGCACAAGCACGATAACATTGAAAAAATATTGTTCGCGCTTGCTAAGAGTATGAACTAGCCCCAATTAAGGGGCTTTTTACAATCCGCTAGACGTTAATCCTGCATTGGTTAGGCCGCCGCTCGCTACAGAGATGATGGATTGCAGTAATCTCTATCAGATCGTGCAATCAGTTCGCGCTGTAATGCAGCGTAATTGACCTCAACTAATCCGATTGTTTCGGTGAGACGTATATAATCTTGCTCAAGTCTTCGCGTATATTCGGCATTTTCGCTAGAAGTTTCTGATCCGCTGCTGGAGGTATTGGGCACGCTATTTGCGGTTTCTTTTGTACTGTTCCGCAACTTAACAACGCACTTGCCAGCATCAAAACAATCGCGCAATTTTTTAAATTCATCTTGTTTTACCTTTAGGTCGTCTGCGGTTTTTTGTTCGCGGCTTGCTGCGTCATTAGCCATGGCGCGCTCTTTTTTGATTAGATTATCTTTGCTTTCAATCTCGCCAACCTGCTCCGCTATTTTGCCTTCTTGCAATTCTACTTTTTCTTTTAAGTGATCGTAGTGCATTGCAAACGCAATAAACGCAACGAGTAGGCAGGCTATAGCAGCAAACTTAATGTTAAACGGGAACATAATTGCCACCATCATAAATAAGGTTTTGCTTGCGTGGAGTCGCAGCTAAGCCAATGTGTATCCAGCTCGGCTCAAGTATAAGCTGATCGTAAACAATGCCGGATTTTCTCAGCAAATAGAACACGTCTTTAATGGTCATCCCGCCCACCGTAAAGTCAGCAGCTAAGCCTTTCATATGCGCACTAGTCTTTGAGCCTTTGACAGCCGAATTAACGTCTGGCGAGCGGTAGCCGCTCAAAACTCGAATAGGATTGTTGTCGCAAGCTGTGCGAACCTTCTCTAACGCCTGCGCCAATGTGTAAAGATTATCGATTATGTGATTAGGTGGAGTGTTGTCGATTCCTGTATTTGTGACGATTAACTCTTTGAACTTAAAGTTTTCAGTTAGTTGTGTCATTCGACTTTCTCCCAAGCGCTTTATCTGCCACATAAGAACCGCCAACGGTGCCAAGCAAGGCCGTAGCAGTCCACACAAAAGTTTCGCTAGCTATGCGCACCATCTCGACTTGATCGTGCCCTACGGACGTTACAACAGCCTTAGCAATTACAGCCCCCAGGCCAAACAAAACACCGCATAAAACAGTAACAGTAATCGCCAATCCAAACCGTTTAACGCTTGGCTTATCACTAGTCGAGTCATGCACAAAACGACCAATCCATAAGATGAATTTCATTTTATTTGATTCTGCCATTTTCTAAATCTCTCAAATAAATATTTAATGAGCTTAAAAACGCCGATCTTTTCAAGTATTAAAATACTTATCCAAAGACAGCCGATAATCTGCATCCAACTAGCGAATGAAAGAATCCAAAAACCGTGATGGGCTAAATCAATATAGCCGCCCTTCGTTGCCTCCGCTGAAACCACCAAGCCGCCAGCACCAACACCCGAAACTATTTTATTTTTTAGCAGCTCGATAGCATCTGATAGCATTAATAATTCCCTTTAATGTTATGTGTATCGTGCAGCTCACGCTGACTAGGATATACGCGCACAAGAGCCAGAAATGCACGTCTGGTAGTGTTTGATATGGCATCCCTGAGCGTCCTGTAAATTGGGGTTTGATTTGCTAGAAAGAGTAGCTCAATTCCAAACGCTAACAGCATAAAATCATCGTGAAGCAGGTAAAAAATATCTTGCTGATTGTCCCAATTCATAATTATTTTCGCCTGCCATATCACACAGGCCGACTCTACGCACTGGATGACTGTAGACCACATTGCACGACTCAATAGTGCGCATACGATAACTAGAGCAGTACTAGCCGCGATACTAGCTACGTGCACATAAAATGGGTCTGGCACTAGCAAATGCCACGGCATCGCATAAAATAAAACACATAAAAAAGCCGCAATTACAGCGGCATTCTTTTTCATTTACGGACTCTCACTTTTGAGCCGCTTTTGTTTCCTGATTTACGTGTTGCCATGATATTCTCCAGTTTTTTAGGTTTGACCATTATGCACAAGTATTATTTGATAGCGAACTGAGTGTCAGCGTATCACTTTAGAATATATGACTAAACACCAATAATACCGTTAATTGATTTCATTTTCTTGCTCTGCTGGGAATCCGCGCAATCCATCCAGCTCGTTAGTAAGTGCGATGACATTTTTACCAAGCCTATTAGCCTCAGCAGTAAGAACCTCAAAGTTTGCATGAGATTGCGCCAATGCATTTAATGCCTCATCCCTTTGGTGAATCAACGCTTGGATTAGGTAATCTTTCTTATCTAAGTTTTCCATAATTTTCCTATGCTAAGTTTGTGATAACACCGGCTTTTGAGGCTCGGATATTTGTGCCATTGTAATCAATAAAGGTCGTACTACCAAAGCCATTCAAATAAACACGACCATTCACCGGTACGCTTATATGCGTACCAGCTTCAATATATCCCGTAGTTGCCAGCTTAGCTGCGTTCCAAACGAAGCTTAGTGTTCCCTCGTAATAATTCTCCATCCTTGAAAGGGACGATTTCTTTTGCATGTACGTTGTCGCCATCACATTACCAATCACTGAGTAACCAGCCATGTCTGTCGCACTTGAATCAAAACCAATTTTCTGATCGGCAGCAAGACTTACCGCCATTCCTGTTGTGCCAAAATCAGCTTTTACGGTGTCTAGCCCCGTATTAAATTTCCCGCCTACCGAAAATCCTGAGTTCATAGGCTGAGTTCCTTCCGACTTTAGAAGAACACCAGCCCAAAAAGCCCCGCGAGCGCCTGTCGCGTTTGACCGATTGAAATTTAAAATACTACCAACTGCACCAATATCAAAACCATTATCATTGTGTTGTATTTCAGATCCCGTCAGGAATACACCATTGGCGGACGCATTCAAATCCCCACCAACTATCCCACCAGTAGCGTTAAAAAATATGTGACTTTGCGAGGCCAGGGGAGCTTTGCTGACCTCTACCCGCGCAAGCCATGCATAAGCATCGCCACCGCCACGATGAAAAACATCAACTCTGTCAGATGGGCACATCGTCCTTTTTGAGTCTGTAACTCTAGTCCCAATGGGATAGCTATTTGAAAGCGCTGCATCAACAGTCACATATCCTGCGGACACCTCTGTAACTGTTCTTATATCCGTTATATTGTCGCTGGCATCGTTAATCCCAAGCACTTGCCCAACATAAAACCCAGCAGTGCTACTAAACTGAAAAACCGCAGTGCCTGCGGCTGGGGCATTTAATGTTAAGGCCAGCGTTCCACTACTTCCTGCTCTATTATCAAACACCGTAAATTTTGGTGTTGTCTGAGCCTGAAAATAGTTATCAGTAAGTGATGTTCTTACGCCTGATCCCAAAACATAGTATTTGGCTTCGGTTTTGGTTATATCGCCCTGAAAATCATAGGGCAGGCCGCTACCAGCGGGAAAAACGGGTTTCGTTGCCACGTAGGTATAGTTACCTGGCAACGAATCTGAGGCAGTGGTAATTTGCCCTGGGCCAAAAAATGTTTTTGTTAGCTGTGAAAATGATTTATTGGTTGTGTAAGATGCCGCTGGCACATAGAAGTATTTTTGCGTTGACGCCATTATCAGTGTTAAAGCAGAGTCAGTTTGCGAAGTTGATGAAGGACTTGCGCCAAAATCATCAATAGAAAGCATTTCAGTGTCGATTCGACTCCAATGTCTACCAGCCGTAACAGTGTTGTTTATTACGGTGCCACCATCATTAGTGATCGTTCCTGCTGTGTCTTTAAAGTGCCCACCGCCAACCCCACCACTTGTATGATGCTTAACGTAGACAACCATACCCGCTGTAGTTGCTGCTGTTGTGGCTAGGGCTGAAAATGTTTCGACTGTTACTACTTGATTTTTATCGCCAACAAAAACAGGGTATGCCGATCCTGCTATTGTGTAAATATAGCTACCGCTCTCAATGTAAAATAATAGCTCACCGCTTGAATCGGTAACTGTTGGGAGGGTTATTGTTGTAGTTCCTGCAGCATCAGAATAGATTGTTGCGCTACCGCCGCCTGACTTTGTAATGCTTACCGAAGCGCCGGCAACGATATTTTTACCTGATCCGATTAGATCGGTTTCGGCCAACGCTGTAATGCTCTGCGGCACTAAAATCATGTTCTTCTGCCTCTGATTGAGTTAGTATTATCACCTGCTGTGAATGTTACCGAAAAACCGTTTGATTTTACAGCTATTCCGGCATTGCTTGACCTTCCTGTCGCATTATATCCATCTTCGCCCCACCCCCCACCGAAGTTTTCGTTTTCATAATTTCCGGCTGTTGTGATATTTCCGCCTTCTGCACTTGATACAAAAGATATGCCGTTTGTGCTTCTGCCGGCAACAGAGTAACCATAACCTTGACCGCCGCCGCCACCTAATCTAGGAATAAATGTAGGGCCGGGATATGATAAGTACGACTGTCCATCACCGCCGCCGCCGCCCGCCCAAATAAGACCAACGCCGTTATCTATCTCGACATCGCAGTTGGCCTCAAAAGCAGTGCCGCCGACTTCGCCTTGCTCGTTTGGGGTTCCGTAAATGCCGGCATCACCACCAGCTCCGCCCATGCCCATTAACTGCCATCGTGCAATAAATCTGAAAGAAACCCCTGCGGCTGGCATTCCGGTTCTAAACGCTGCGATTGCAGCATTATAACTACCAAAAACAGACCCTTCCTTAATGTAGACTGTGTAGACACCTTCGCTCGGCGGGTTAAAGTGATCGGTCAGCACGTAGTTAATATATGTCCCCGGCTCTATGGCGTAATCGTACTCGCTAAGCTGCGGTATAAACGACTGAAATCGCTTAAACTTAACTTTAAATCCTGCAAAGGCATCGCCGCTGATTCGAACGGCTTGATAAAGACCTGCGATTGCTTGCCCGGATTTATCTTGATTGGAGCTAGTCTTTATGCTTACAACACTACCAAGCTCTAGCCTTGCGCCTTGCGTATCGCCGATTGACTCAGCGTCAAGCTCGCACTCGAAAATGTCCGGCACCTGTTTAGATTCTGTTAATACTCTGTTTACTGCCGCTGCTCCCAAAAGGTAATCAGCCGAACTAGCGGTAAGCATTGGCACAAGAATTGCCTTCTTTTCGTTTACTTCACCGCGCTTGTTTGGTGACTCAAGATCTGCATTAATTGCAGTTAGGCTAGTTTGGTAGTTCTTTTGATCTGTGTCTTTTGTTATGTCAAAAGGTGCCCACGATAAATTAAACCTAGTCCACTGCTCTTTATAGTTTAAGTCTCTTTTCCCCGTGCCTTTTTTAATAGTGTTTATGTCGTCGATATAAACTTGATTTGCGCTAAATTCTGTCACGTATTTGATTACGATCTTTTGCTCGACATCATCAAAATAAAAACTCAAATTGCCGATAAAGATACACATATTAATAAAATCGACAACATCCCTCGGCGACGATAAAACATAGTCGCTTATTATTGCTGTTGGATTTAGAGCAATCACATCAGAGTAATCATCTATAAATTCAGCAGGCACCTGTGTCCACGTTTCTAGCGCGTAGGTTATGCAATCAACAACATGTTCATCAATAAAACGTATGCAATTTTGTACTGTTGCGTTGATAGAGTGATCTTTAACTTCTGAGCGGCCAAAGCCTCTATTTACAATTGGCATGGTTGAGGTGCCGTTTGCAGTTACCTCTATCAGCTCTGAGTCTATGCGTACAATTAAATTACCGCTTGAACCAAAATAACCGGCTGAAGCGTTACCGAACTGCACGCTTGTAGATCCCGATGTTATCGCAGTAGTTAATTGCGCAGTGGCCACGATGGGCATTTTTGCCTTTTTGCCTTCAGTCAAAATAAGAGGATCTAGCCCAGATGCCGAAAAAACATCATCACTAAGATTAATGTCGTCGATTAAAAACTTTCTGTCCTCCCAGTCTGGCTCAGTTATTTTCCCCGCATCTCTAAGCCCGACGGAATACTTAACTGTCCTGCCGTTGAAATAGGGATTTCTTGCAAGCAGCTTACCAAAAAGCGTGCCGGTTTTTACTCTCTGCTCTGGCCAGTAAACAAAATCATAATCATTGTGCATCTGGTCAGAGATTTTGAATGATATTTTTGAACGACTAGAAATCGCCTCGCCAGGCTTTAATTCCGATGATGTATAGCTCACATCCCTGAAATTTAGCCCGCCGTGGTACACGCTGCCAGACGGGAGCGGGGCAGATGAAAATACCAGCTCTTTTATTGCGCTCGTTGAGTAAGAATCTGTAGTAGAGCATGTTTGCGAATAGCCGAAGCATGACTTATCTAATCGCCCGCCGTGGTCAATACGTACGACGCTGTATCGCGTTATAGATACCGGAGTTGTCCCAAACATTCCACGCTCAATAATAGTGACCTGCGTACTGCTTACCACTTGAACCTTGATAGCTTCGCCTCTAATCACAAAGTACAAGTATGGGTATGTTGGATAGTCAGCCCATGTTGCAATCCAGTCTGGGCTATTGGTGTGCGTAAAAACAAGCGCCCCACCGACTGATGATGATGAAATTACACTTGGGTTATCTGTAATAAGCTGGCTTTGAGTTATGAAATCGCCCTGCGTGTATTTGCACGCATTGAGATATAGAGTGATTTTTTTAACAACCTCTTGGCCTGATTTTGCTTTTCGTAAAGAATAACTCATCAAGCCCACCCGTTTATCTCAAATTCTAAATCAGTTTCGTCGCTGTTTTTATAGCTTGGTTTTGGCATAGATGAAGGATTTTGAAGCCCAAAAACACAGTTAAGCGGATGCTGATTATTTGCCATAAAATACAGCGGCTTTGAATCTAAAACGTGGTTCATAAATCTGCGCCACCATGTATCTATAAAGGCATAGTTCTGGTAATTGATTGGTGCTTTTTCTTGATATCCGTTCACAATTCTTCGGCCTTGCACAAAGTTATTTCCATCGGTTGAGAAGTTAGAAACCTCGTCTATAGATGCGTTTCTTGCAGGTTGGTAGCCCTGCGAGACTGTTCGGCTAAACACAATCGCTTTGCCAGTTGCAAGGCTCGCTATATAGCATTTGCGAATAAAATATATTGTAAGGCGTTGAGTAAAAGAAAGTATTGGCTCAAAATAAAGCATCTGCGGGGAGCCGTTTTCAAATGATCCGCGTGCGCCAACCTCAACATAATTGCCTGTTACGATGTCTTTAACCTCAAATATAAAACTAAGCCCACAGTCACGCGCATTTTTTGAAAATAGCCCAAAATAGTTTATTTCAGTGGGGTTTGATTGCGTAAAATCTATAACAACATACCCGCTTTGAACAAAAGGTGAATATTCAGTATTTGTTTTGTAGTCGTAAGCCAAGCCGACTGGGTAGGCATCATCCTCGCTTGAGGCAACAACTAAGCTATCAATCATCACATTATCAAACCCTAGTACTGACTTGCAGATATTATCCTGCGTGCTTACGCTGCTTACTACATAAGTATTCGACATTAGATCACACCTCTTCGCTGCGCGTCTTGCTGCGCACCCGCAAGCGCCACTATTACATTGTCATTAGTCTTCATTATATCGACTAACTGCTCTCCAGTGATAAGCGAATCCTTATTTATTCCGCGCACTTCAATAACCTGCTTTTGTTTAAAAGTTTCGCCGCTTGACTGATTTGCGGTTGTTGGTAAGCCCCCAGAAGCTGCGCCACCCCCAACTGTTGCGCTAGCAGTACCGCCGCCAAACTTTGCAGATTTGATTTGCTGAATATTCTTTAGTCCAGTCGCAAGCATTGCAGCCGCTGGCACCAAGCCCCAAGGGTATCCACCACCATTTTTAAACGACTGGATAACAGCGGAAGGAAGCGAAACAGCAGCTTGCGCCAAAGCCAACGCCTTACCAGTCTCAAAAACTTTACGGCTTTGGCCTTCGCCCAAACTCATCAACGCATTGCCTAGCGCGCCAAATGAGGCCATTCTGGATTTTTTTTCCAACTCGTCGATTTCTACTCGCCGCCTTGCGGCATCTTCTTTTATTGCTATTTTTTGCTGCTCGTAGGTCATCTCCGCAATTAAGTCTTGATTGCGAGCCTCATCACGCAAAGATTTGATATGGTCAGCAGTCATTGTTTCATAGTTAATCGTTCCCTCAAGCGCCTCGGCGCGCCTTGCTATGTCTTCAGCCGCCCGCTGCTCAATATCCGCAAGCTTATCTTGTGTTCCTGCCTGTAAAATTAGCCGCTCTTGCTCATAAACTCCCTTATCTTTAGCTAGATTAAGATCGCGATAAAACTGCGCTGCTTGGGCGCGCGACTGAAGCTCAAAAATCATGCTTTCGGTTGTGCGTTTTGCGCTATCTATTTGCGATTGCTCTCTATCCTCGCGATTAACTCGCTCCCAGAAGTCGGTCTCTATGCTCTCTAGGTTTTTGGCGTGCTGCCTTGCTAGCTCCTCTTGCGCCTCATAGCCTGCCTTAAGCCCTGCCTCTATGTCAGGCAAGTCAAACTCAAGATTAGGCGCATCGAATTTAATATCCGGCGAATTGGATTGCTCTTGTGCTTTTTTTACGCCTGTTATGCCCTCGTTTATGGCGTCAATGCGCGCTTGATATGAGTCTCGCAGCGCTTTTGTTTCTTCTGCGTTTCTAAATGCAAATTTTTCGTTAAGACTAGATATAAACCCGCCATTCAAAGCGCTATCCAAGTTTTTAATCTTGCGCTCTAGTGCGTCAACTTCAGAAACTTGACCAGTAACGCTCGCAAAAAAGAATCCTATGTTTTTCCCAAGCGCTGCAAATGTTGAAGCAGCTTTAGCCGCCCATCCGGTTATTGTTATTAATGCCGATGCGAGAGAAATAAGTCCCTCTCTTACAGCCGGATCTCTTAGTGTATCCCTAAGCTCTTCAAGTGAGCTTACCAGAGGCGAGGCAACGTCACTTTCACCAAAAGTAACTAGCAAGTCGTTTTTAATTAATTGCAAAGTCCCCGATACTGTTTTTGGTATCTTTTGGAATCTGGTCTCAACGTCATCAGCAACTTCTTTAAGTGCGTCTAAAACTTTTTCAGACGAAAGCTCGCCTTCCTCACCCATTTTCTTTAGCGCGGAAGTTGGCACCCCCAATCCTCTCGCCACGGCCTCAGCCAGACCTGGGGCTTGTTCTAATATTGAGTTTAACTCTTGCGCGCCCGCCTTGAAGTCTCCACCCAATGCCTGCCCAAATTGCGTTAATGCCGCCGCCGCGCTTACCGCATTTGGTGAGGTTAGCGCAATGGATTTATTGATCGTTTCGAGAATACCAAATAACTCTAATTGGCTTCTGCCAGTGCCCTGCGTTACTCGGTTAAGCGCTGAGAAAGTTTCAACGGTTCCAGTAAGTGATGCGCGGGTTGATTCTGCAACCTGCTTTGACATTGCTAGAGCTGCGTTGAATTGCTCTTGTGATTCGGTGGCGTTTCTAAGCAGGCCGGTAATTTTTGCGTATTCATCACCAATAGCCGCGATACCCTTTACCGCATTCATTGCAGCATAAACAGACACCACCGAAGCAATAGCAGCGGCCAGTTTATTCATGGCAAATGATGCGCGGTTTGTGTTCTGAGTGGTTTGATCTAGGCGGTTGTTTATCTGGTTGATATTGCTCTCTGAGTTAGAGGAATCTACTATTATTCGGATTGTGCGGGTTGCGGTAGTTGTCATTTTTTCGCGGCCATCCGTTTAATTTTTGCATCGCAAAGTTTCAAATAATAATCATCAGCTTTTTGGATGATCTCGACAGCTTTGTCTTGTTCGTAGTATATCGTTTCAACGGCTCTTTCGATATCGCAGCGCTTTAGAATTTTCATGTCTTCGGCTTCACGGCGCAAGGCGCTAAACGCATTGTAAAACTCATAAATTAAAGCCTTAACTTTTGGCCTTGCCGCTTCCAGTTTATCAAGCGCGCCCAACTTTTTAGCGTCTTTCCATGTTTCGTAGGTGTTGTTTTCATTGAACACCCACGCGACTACTTTTTTAAATCTTCTGCGTCCTCCTTGGCAATATCTTCAAGGAAGTTCTCAAACTTTTGGGCTGCTGCGAATAATTCCATGTTTAGCGATAGCCAATAGCCTTGGTCTAAAAATACATGCCTTGCTATAGCTTCTGTGTGCAGTATTAATTCGCCATCATCCTGCATGACCCCTTCCCAATCCATCACGCCATAGCCTGCAAGCCAGTGCGCGATAACTTCGGGAAAGTATTCTGGCGAATCGCTAAACGCGCCGTAAAGCTCACGGCGAAGGCTTACAAGGAACCTTTCAGATTCTTTCGTCCCCCATCGCCGCAAAGTGTAAGTTGCGGAACCCAAAACAAATGGGAATCCGCCGTTTTGCTTTTTTACACACTCTTTAAACGCGCTTAGCTGCATCTTAAACAGTCCAGTTGGTGAACACGCCAACGCTATAGCCTAGTGTTGGGTCTAGCTCGGCACTGAATGAGGCCGAAGTCGTCACAATATCAGCGTCTAGGTCTGGGGTTGCTTCTGTAACTACGCAACGAGTGAACACAATCACAGTTTCATCAGCGCCGCCGTGTGACATTCTGCACGCTACTGAAACGCGAGTGCCGCCGTGTGCGTAGTTGCGCCACGTAAACGGTGCATCACGCAAAGCTCGCAATACTGCCGAGCCTGTAAACTCTGGTGTTCCGCGCGAGTAGCGTTTACCACATGCCGCCGCATTATCGCCGGCTTGAGCCAAAGAGATGCTCACATCCATTGATTTCATGATGCAAGTTGCAGACAGTCCATTGACGTAAAACGCTTTAACTCCATCCACAGCACTTACAACCAAGTCAGTAGGCGCGGCGGTAACTGTTTGTCCTGCAATCGCTTCGTAGCCTGAAACTTCCCGCTCGGCCATGTATTCAAACGAGCCGGTAACCGCCCCCTCTTCTGGGATCGAAACAGAGCCTGTATTGGGTATTGCGTCATAAACAGTGTGGCGGGATACATCACTTACAGTGCTTAAGTCAGTTGTAGCCGTTTGGAACGTGCGATAGTAAGGGTCATTGCTGTTCAGGTGCTTGTTTGATTTGATTGTAACGCTTGCGCCTGCCGCCTCAGTCGCTACCGGCGCGATAGTAGTCGCAATAGTTGTGCCGCCGCTTTTCGATGCAACAAAATAGAAACCGCTGATTAAAGTGTTTGCAAAGCCATTAACCCAAAAACCATCGCCAGCGCTCAATGCAGCATAAGTTGCTGCCGGAACGGTAAAGCCATTAACTAGTGAGGCAAAGGTGCTAGCTGTGTTTGTGTAGCTAGTATCCTCAGCATAAAGCGCCTCAATTAAATATTTAATTGTTTGCTTGCTTGCTTCGGTTTCAAATGCGCAGGTTAAATCAATTCCGCTCTGCACTTGGTTTTGTGGATTGTATCCTGCAACAATTTCACCTGATTGGGTGTAATTCACTTTCTTAATTGTGCCACCACTAACACGGCGAACTGTCTCAAATACAGGGCTAGTGTTAATTGCACCGTAATTGGTTTGCAATGAAGTTAATAAAACTGTATCGCGTTTTGATAGTGCTGAATTGGCAACTGCTGTAGGGGTAAGCGCCATTTTTTAAACTCCGGTAATAGATTGATATTGGTATAAACAGATTACTTGTACGTGATACCACGGCGTATCGGCCTCGGCACCGATCACTTCCGGCTCAGCGCTTAGGCACACAGTATAAGGCATTGCAGCCCCGTCAAAGCTCAATGAGATAGATTCGGCAGTTGTCATAGCTGCAACTGAGCCGGTTTTTTTCGGATAGAAAACATCAACGTAAAAAAATCCCTGATAAATCCGAAAACTATTTGCCGCGTCTTTGTCGATTCGCACCGGTGAGCCGATTGTCGCTCTTACCCATGGCAAATTGCTAGGCGTTGTAAATGGCGCGTTAGGCCACTCAACACGCGAGGCGATTATCCCGCTCGGCAAATTCGCAGCCAGGTAATCAGTTAAATCTTTTTCGACTTGCCCTAGTGATACTCTCAACGATTCGCCGCCTGTAAAATAATTCGATCAACATATCCGGCTGGAGCTTGTAGCGACCACCCGTTATTCAATCGCCCAATGTAGGGCTGCATGTTTTGGATCATAATTCTTTTATACGGTTGCGCGCTTCTTATTTGCGCATCGCCATCGCTAATCGCCGCCGCTGGTGAGCCATGATTTACTTTTGAATTATCAGCAGCAACAAGCGAAACATTCCACGAACTAGCCGCCTGTGTTGTGTCTTTTGGCGTTTGCAATACTAAAGCGGTATCAATAAAGACAGCCGTTTTTTTTGTTTCTTCAAGCACAAATTCATCGAGAAACCCGCTCAAGTTTTCGCTGTCAATTATCCTAATCATAGTCTGCGCACCTGCATAATAATCGTTGCACCGGCAGGATCAATAGTGACGTTTTTAATCTGCAATTTCTCAGTTTTGAACGTGCATGTGGTCGAGTCTGGGCGCACCGGTATCGTGATTGGCGTAAATTCAGCGATCAGCATGTAATCATTAATTTGAACGCTCTCGCCATTAATATCGCGCGCCTTATAATCAATGCGTATCGCTTTGATATTTTGCGTTTCGGTTGTTGCCGTTTGCGTAATGTTATTCCATCCGGTCACGTTTAACAAAACGCAATCATCAGCAAAAGCCGCAAACTCCTCAAATAGCTCGGCAGCTAAATCTATGAATTCTTGTGGAATCGTACTCATAAAACCCGCCTAACTGTTGCACCGCCGGAAAACGACAAATAAGGAGCGAGAAGCATTCTCAATCCCTTTGGTAAAACACGCGAATACTTTTGACTTGTGCCTTTTGCGTAAGTAACTGATTTTGACATAACTGCAAGCTGTTTTGATTCGCTTTCAATATCGCCATAGGTGCTAATTTTTGATAAGTCTGGGAACAACTGCTTATTAAGATGCAACCAAGCGGCCTGCGCGTTTGCCTCTTTGATGTTCACAGGCAACCCAAACACAGTACGCGGGAATTTTAGCGACTGCGTATCTTTTAATTTTTCGTTTGCATATTCATGTTCGCCGTCTACCCAATCGATAGCAGATACCACTAATGCAGCCTCAATTGCTGGCCGGCTAAAAGAATGCGTTATCCCGCGCATGGTGACATAGTTATTAAAGTACGAATAATCGCAATACGCCTGCGCGTTTGATAAACCTGTGCCGTCTTCTATGATTATTGCCATTATTCCCATCCGTAAACATAAGTTACTCGGTGAACTACCGTACCAGTTGAGCCTGGTGTACCAATGTGGCGAGTGCAGAGTTGGATAAATTCACCGGGGTTTACGAATATAGGTGCATCGCCAAAATCGCAGAAAGTTCCGTTTTGTGAGACTAGAGTACCTACTGCTTGAGCAGCGGTTACAGCCTGCACGAATGGTAACACAATACGCCTAGGTGCTTTAGCTGCTGCGGCCTCAGTTGTAGCTAGAGAAACATTCGTGTGGCCAAATGCTAAAAACCATTCGGCAATGTATGGGCCACCTACTACTACTGTTTGAACGTAACTATTCAGGAATACACCGCGCACACATAGGCGGCGACCCGCTACGTTCACCGATAATGCTGGCACCTGATAGCTTTGGATTATACCATCGGTGTTTGCGGCGAGTGATACCGTTTCCCAAAATGCACCACCTAAACCACTACCTAGTGCAGCCGTAGTAGTGGTGGGAACCGCTGCCGTTACGTTAGCCTCGTTGCCTGTGGTGATTGTACCAATGCGAGCAAGCGACCCTAGTGTGCCACCACCGAAACCTTGATAGCTGCCCTCGATTCGGTTGCCCTGTGTACTTATACATGATGTTAAGTTGGAACCACCAAGTCGCACGTTATACGCACCGAAATACGCTTGTAATACGCCAGAAGCCGCGCCACCAACGATACGTTGCTTCATGAATAATTGAACACCGCGCGCCATACAAATGCGACCCTGACCTGCGGGGAGTGGAATCGATCCCAGCAAATAGGTACTTACACCATCATTCACCCAAAACTTAGCCAGAACACCGCCCATGTATGCAATGAACTGGTAACGTTTGTTGTTCGTGTACGCCCACACACCAGCACCATCTGCTAAGGGTGCAGGAATAACAGTTTCAGTACCATTGTTTGAAGTAACTAGCTGTAATCCAGCACTACTCAAACGAAAGAATACACCATCAGTAGGTGCAGTTACTCCTGCACCCGCTAAACCAAGACCAAATTCGATGAATGAGTTGGTAGTTGGTTGCGCACTGAATGCGACCTCAAAATCAGCGCTGAGGGTTTGTGTTCCAGTGTTGGGGAAAGTGGCGTAGGTAACAACCTGAGCACCCGTATTGGCAGTGGTGATTGAGGCACCGTTGGTTGTCAACTGCCCCGCTGTCCACGTTGCAGTCATTGTAGTGTTATTGTAGAAGTGTTTCCCTGTATCTTGAGCTGTGTAGTTGAATACGCACTCATCAAGGATTAAATCGGGCGCGGTACGCTGACGATAATCTATGTCATTCTCGGTCGAGGTTACATCAGACACACCAGTTATTGCGCCACTGTCATTTTCAGCAAGCACTCGGCCATAGCCTGATTGTTGATAATCAAGCGGTAGCGTTACCTTAGTATTACCAAACCCATCACCACCCATCAGGGCAGCGTCACCAACCAAATTAATTCCTACACCGGCCATATTAAACCCCTATACACATAACTGAATAATCGCCGCGAGCTTGCGGCATTGAGTAGAGCGTCACGGTAAACCCAACGCCTGCCACCAAATTACTAATCACAATCTTAAAATCTAGTAGTGCGATCTCTAGCGGATCAACGCCTGAATCACACACCACCTGTGCAGTAATCTCGCTACCAACCGCAACCCACGATTGACCCGTGACAACGGTTGACGCTGAATCTGTGAATGATGCGCCAAAACTTACGATAGTAGTAATACTGTTACCGCTACCCCCGCCCCCACCTGACGCATTGATCGTGATGGTGTCAGTACCAGCATCAGTGGTGATTGTAACATTGGTGCCCGCAACCAGCGTGAGCGTGTCTGTAGCAGAATCCGCCACAACATTAGATTGACCAGATATAGCAATCGTGCTGAATAGGTTCTGATCACCGGTGTTAGTACCTGAAGTTGTACCTGAGAATGTACCTGATTGAGTGGCGAGTGTACCTAGACCGGTTATGTCACTTGGTGCGAGTTGTTTGTTCTTCCACAACCCACTTGCTGAGTCATATGATAAAACATCTTTATTAGTTTTAGATACAATTAAACAATCGTGAATTTCATCAAGCTCGTAACCATTCTGAACTGCTACCTCGATCTGACCCTGAGTCGCATGAGATCGAGTTACCACCCCGACATACACCATATGAATAGGCGCAACTTGCTTTGTTGCTGTGTAACTTCCTGCGACGCTACCGCTCAAGTACAACTGCGCACCAGCGGTGAACGCACTTGTATCGATACCCACTAAGTCACCGCGTACCACCGCGTACCCGTTCTGGTTGTTGTTGATGTCCGCTTGGATTAAACCGAAAGTCTGCGCGCTTGTGGCATCGGCTGTAGCAATCGCCTTACTTATTGTAGGTTTATTACCAGCAGCACCGGATATATAAACAACCGTTCCCTTTGTAATTGTTGACCCTGTTTCATTGCGTACTTGACGCACCAATGTACCAGCTTGACCGGCAACGGGAAACGCAACTGGGGTTCCCGATCCATCTAAGTACTGAGTTGAATCTCCGGTGGGGTTGTCGAACTTGCCATCTAGCAGGGTATCTGCCTGCGACTTGGTATAGTAACGAACATCGCCGCGTGTGTCGTTGTGGTACTGCAAGTGGTCATCGTCATCAAGGCCGGTTTGCGTCCCGTGGTCAGATACGCCACCACCCTCTACAAAAGTAAAGCCAGTATTGACTGTGGTAATAGTAAAAGACTGAGAGCCTAAAATGGTATTGCTCATTACTTCTACAGTGGTGACGATACTCATCTAGTAATATCCTCTACAACCGTAATGCTGAGCGTTTCAGTGCTGGCAACTTTTGCGCCTATTGTGTATTGAATATCCATCAGCATAACGGCCAACGGCCAAGCCGCAGTAACGGCAGCGGTGGCGCTTAGAGTATATTTGTACTCTGTTGGAGTGTTTGTTCCTGCGGTAAATGTTAGATTCGTTATCAGATCGCCATTGTGTCTAACTTGGCAAGTTGTAGATGTAAGGCTTTGGCCAAACGCAAGCGGAACAGAGCAAGATAACTCAAAAGTATCACCGCGCTTGTGGTTTATATTTATCACGCTAAATCCTCTGAGTTATTGCAAAAAGCCCTCAAAGAAGGCGCTTTGAAATAACGGGGGCGAACCCCCGAAACTTTTACTTATCAGCTTTTGGCTTTTCAGCCTTATCAGCTTTTGGCTCAAAAACGGCATCGATAATTTTATATCCTTTTTCGCACCATTCTTTCTTTGTTTCAGCATCCACTGGATGCTCCAAGTATTTGATTTTTTCACTAGCCATAAATTACCCCTTACAGGTCTGCGTTAAATACAGTAATCACGCCAGCGGTGTGCTTAATGCTGGTTGCTACTTTATCCCAGTTGGTGCCTGTCGCCAATTCTGCATCAGTTGGTGACTTGCCGCCGTTGGTTTCATCCCATGTGTAGCCCTTCAAGCTCACGCCAAAGGTGTAATCTACTTGCATTGTGGTCTCAATGCGGGTTTGGCCGTTGTTGGTTTGGATATTGCTGATAATATCGGCAGTATCGTAAACAGTACCAGCGCCTTCCGCCAAGCTCAATACACGGCCTTTGTTCGGTGTGCCAGCCAAGTACAGGGCAGGCGCATCAGTAACAATAACGGGCTTGCCAAGAATATCGATAACAAGAACGTTTTGCGCTTGGAACAATGTTGGAGTGTTTGCCAAGTTTGCAGCAACCAGTTTGTGATAATCAAAGCCGCGCATAACAGACGCAACCAAATTGCCAGAATGATCCCCAAACTTCGCGTGCGCGGTATTCATTGCAGTGTATGAAAGACCAGCAGAACCAGAAATATCATTGGTGGCTGTTGCTTGGTTGCCAATCGCCGCAACCAAAGCAGCTATCACAGTATTAAGCTGGTCAGACATTAGGGCTTCGGCAAAATTTCTTGAAGCAACTTCGATACCCTCAGCGGTAGGCTTTTGTAGCCAAGTTAATTGACTTGGTTCAAAACGAATGGGGCCAAATCCACCGGCAACTTTAACGCCGCTCATTTTTAATTGAGTTAGGTCGGTAGCGGTAGCCGCTGCCTGAGCTGCGTAACGATCTACACGGCGTTGAGCTGAGCTAATACCTGCAAAAAAAGACTCTTGCAAGAAATCACCGTCAAAACCTTTTGTGGTTAAACGGATTGCGCCATTGCTGGCTTGGTTAAACTTCTCCACCTTTTGCGACAATGTTTCGATAGTCGCTGGCATGATGTATTCGTTAAAAACCTGCATTTGAGATAATGACATGGTAAATCCTCTTTATTTATAAATTAAATCGTTTTGCGATAGCAGCCGTTCGTTCTAACTTGCTACCGCCTAAATTTGTTTTCACTTCGCCGCCACCGCCACCCAAAGAATTTGAGCCTTTTCCGCCCACCGAGCTTTTAGCGGCGACAAGAGGGGCAAATAGCGGGCTGTTTTCCACGTAACTTTTAAAGCCTTTTTCGTCAACGCTAAGCGAGTTTCCAGCGTCATCGACAAAAGTGTATTTCTCAGATTCGACATCAAAACCAACCATGCCGCCCAATAGTCGCTTGGCAGTCTCGCGGCCTGCATCCGTAAAAATATCACTAACGCCATTGATAAACGATTGCTTGGCCTTGTTGCTTAGTGCCTCATCTTTTTTGCGTAAACGCTCCAAAGTTTCAGCGTTTTTAGTAGATTCAACTTTATAAAGCTCTTCAAAATCGCCCTTTTCCTTCAAAGCCTTAATTCGATCCGCTTCGGCTTTCGTGTGCTTCTCGGATAAATCACGTTGTAAATTATCCAATTCAGCCGCACGGCCTTTGTATTTTTCGGCTACTTCTTTCAGAGTTACAAAACCTTTGTTTCTCCAAATAGTTTTTTCGCCTTCTTTTACTTCGGCATATTGGTCACGGTATTTTTCAGGAACTTCGTTAATATCATCTACTTCAATCATGGCTGAACCTCAGCTTCTGCGTTTTGGGCACCGCCCGCTTTTGACAATAGAGGCGGTGGAGCCTCTTCGTCGATTAAATTCAATTCTGCTTCAATAGTGATTTCATCATCACCATAACCACCAGCGCGTAACTTTTTAAGCGCTGTAGCTTTTGACATTAAAGAGTGATCGTAAATACTTAGAATTCTGTCCGCTTCTTCTGGCTGCATTTTAGTAGCGCTGAATTGGCGGTTTGCTGTAATCTCTATTTTATCAGGCTCAATATAAACGCCCTCAAAGTCGCTGCAATAAGCAGCTAGACGGCGATAAGCACCTTCAATATTCACAGCAATCATGCTTAAAACTGAGTTTTCTTTTGCTGATTTAATTACAGACTCAGTTGCGGTATTGGTGTCGTCTGGCTCTGTTTCGTATCTTCCGCCAAGTGCGCGGGTTTGCTTCTCGTTTTCTGCAATGTATTTAAAATGCGCATCGCCATCAGCTTGCATTTTCATCACGTCAACGGCAACGCCATCGGGGAACTGATTAGAAACCCCCAGGCCAGTAGCAACATAATCGCGCCCATTAATCAGCTTGTACTCTTCCCAAAGCGAATCAGTCCATCCAGTCGAATTGATAGTGTCTTGCAACACCGCTAGCTTCTCTTTTAAATCTGCGTTTACCTGATAGCGTGCAACGTCTTTCAGCGCGATAGATCCTAGATAACCAGTTGCGCGAGGTAATGAACCCGAATAACTGCGCTCATCTTGCACCACTTCAATCGGGATATATTTCAGCCTTTTTCCGCTTGCACTAGGATAAATCCATTCGCCCTCGGTTGTGTTCTCGCCATCGCTAACGATTAAGCGCTGGCGGTATTCGCCGTTTTCATCAAGGTTTAGCAATAGCTGTTTTTTGGTCTTAACGGAAACAAACTCAGAATTAAGCTCTGAACTTTCAGACGTTAAAACAACGTGAGTTAGCTGCATCCGATTATTAACCACGCCGAAGGCCCAATTTGTCAAGCTCTCGCGCGGGTAGTGAACGATCTTTGAGCGCTGATTTAGTTGAGCTTTCTGCGCCTTGCTGATCTGTACGGATGGATCGACACCGCCATCTTCAAATTCAGCTAGCAGAATGTGATACTTGACTGCGAGGATATTCGCAAAGGTCACATTCATAGAGTCGGACAATGACAGCCAGTCGCCATCGGAATCGACTTCTAAGTATTTGATATTTGCAGGCAGGTTAATCTCATGGGCTGCACGGGTGAATGCCCCGACCAGCTCGGTCTTGGTTTGACCACACGAACTATCAAACTCAGCGCGACCAAGGTACGCGTCATAACGCGCCCGCTGCTCTTTGCTGGTGTTGTCGACCATTGAGGGGTGGGGGAGGTATGTCGTTCTTTGGCGCTTGATTGCCGCTTGCCCTTCGATAGCGTGGCGAACCAGCGCAACATCTGGCGCGTCTTGGTCATACCATAAACTATTCTCAATAAACGACATTCGTAAACCCTACAAGATTTTTCATTATTCTAAACCCTAACAAAACATTGCGCAACTTTACACGGTTTAGTGTTGACTATTTCACAATCCAGCCTTTTTAAAGTACGGGCTGTACTCGTCAAGCTCGCGCATTTGCTTTAGCGTCAAAAAATTTCCATCCTTATCCGTGAACTTGTCGATAGTTAGGCCGCCTTCGCGGAACAGTTTGGCACGTGTGGCTCCAAGGTTTGACTTAATCCACCAATCCGGCTGACGCTCAAAGAACTTTTGCGGGCTTATGTCGGCTTCAATTTGGCCTGGCTCAAATATCCCAGCGTCCTTCTTGCCCTTGTATCTCACCTTGCTCGCGGTTTCAGGTGTTTCCAAGCCTTCCGCGCGCTTTGCCGCTCTATCAGCCCTTTGCTTTGCCAATTTAGTGTTGCGCGAATCAAATTCATTGGCCGCTTCTGCTCCTCGATTGCCTCCAACGCTTGCACGAGTACCACCGAACGGATCAACGCCTTTTATCTTCATAATCCAAAGCGAACGACACCGCATATGCAAAGGAATGCGCGGGGCTTTTGGGTCATTGCGTGCGTAAACCTTGCCAGCGTGCGCCTCTTGGCCGTGGTGGAGGCACTGCGGCGTAGTTCTGTTGTCGAAAACATTACTAAAAACCTTTCCCTCGATTGAATCGCCAAAAGTATCTGCGGCCGCATCTCTAGCCGCATTCGCATAGTGACTCGCGCCAGTTTGCACTAATGTTTGCGCCCACCGCCTGCACTTGTCCGTTATTAGCCCGTCTGAATATCCTGCTTTTTTTGTGCCAACAATATTCTTTACGACTTGCTCACGCGTTAAGCCTTCGACTCTTCCAATTCTGATCTGTTTATCGACCAAATCATAAAGCCCTAATTTATTCCCCGCAACATATTCAGGCCATAGACCTACAGTAGCACTAGACCCTTGACCCAATACCAAAGGCCGATTTATTTTAGCCTCGATAGCCGCCGCGCTAATTGCCGCCGCCTCAATATCTGCAATCGCCGCGATAGTGTTCGATTGATAGCTCGCCTCATAGTCTGCCATCTCACCCAAATCTGCCGTTATTTTATCCCACATGGGAGTGAGCTTTTTCTCGATAGCCGCCGCAATCTCTTTCCTTAGTGCGTTAAAATCACGTTGAGACATATCGACCGAGTAGTCATCCAAATACCTCAATACCAGCGCGTTAATATCAATAAAGGCCGGATCAATGCGCGCGTTTGATATGCCGCTTGCAAGCCGCTGAATGTAAGTCTCATGACGCATTGCTTCTTCAAATTGTGAAATCATTAGAACATCCTCACTTTTGCGCCTGCGCTGTAGGGCTTGGTTATCGGCATTTCAAAAACTATAGGGTAGGTAGTTGCATCGTTTTGGTGATCTTGCCCGCCAGACTTATCCGGCTCACCGTTTTTATTATACGCTTGCTGCTCTAAGCACTTGGCAGTTTTTGGGCATTTTGCGTGATTGACTTTTACCAGCCCATCCGCAAAGGCTTTGTTTGTCGCATTGATTCTGTCGCGAACAGGCGGGTTTGACTCTGTAGCCCTAACTGTAAAACCAGCCCGCTTCAAAATGGCTATATCTGATGTATTCGCCCCAGTGCTTTTACGATTCTTGCCGCTGGCATCAGGATAGATGTATATCTTGCGCCCGCCGTATCTCAAGTCAATTGCGCGCACCATGTCGGGCGTGTCCAAGTAGTCGCTGAACTCGTCTACCGCGTGCCAAACCTTATCCCGCTTGACGTATACAGTCGCGGCCATGTTTTCCACGTTGAAGTCCATGCCAATAAATAGCGGCTCTTTACCGTCCTCAACTTCATTGCTTGCACATGTCTTGCGGCTGTAATTGCGGTAAACGGTGCCGCTCGTTAGGTTTGTGAATTGCCCGTTTAGATAAGCGTCTCTAAGCTCTTGCGGGTAGCTGCTGATTAGACTGTCGATGTAATCGTCCGGCAGGTTTAACTCATTGTCGTAGGTGCTGGCATGGATTAATCCATAAACACTTGATAGTGACGGGTCTTTTTCTAATTGCTCGACAAATAGCTGATAAGTGGCCTTGAACCCTTCAGGAGTTGTGGCAACGTCCACACCATTGCGCAATCCGGCTACTCTGTATCGCATCCTCGCAATGATCTTACGCCATGCCTTGAGCGCTTTGTCCGTTGGCAGGGTATCAAACTCATCTATCAGCGAGTGGCCTGACTTATATCCAATAATTGAGTTTGGGTTGTCCATTGAGCGGCATTTAGTCGTTGACCGGTAAACTTCACCGATATACCAATCGACTTCTTTGTCAGAACTGCGAATTTTAACGCGCAAGCCCCAATCTTCCGCAACCTCTTCTATCGTTGGGTAGAAAATATCGCGAATATGGGAATAGGTAGGAGCGTAATAAGCGCTATTGATTTTTGGCCACTCTAGGACGTGCTTACAAAGGCTTGCGCATCCTCCCCAAGTTTTACCTGTGCCGAAGCCTGCAACAAGTGCGCGGTACTTATGAGGTAATGATAAAAACTCAGCTTGAGGAACGTTAAGCTTCGGCATTTTGGCGGCTTGGATTGCGGGCGTTTTGAACCTCTATCATCACGCTGATAGGTTGAGCCACTTCTTTATCTTCTTGCGCCTTTAGGCTCTCCTTGTTCGCATTGATGAGCTGAACACTTAACTGCGCGGCATCATTGCCTAGTTTTGTAACCACACCAAATGCCTGCAGCTCTTCCTGCGCGTCCATGATTTTGAAATTTGGGTTTGCGGCTGCGAGCTTGTCTATGTCATCCAACTGCTTTACGCCATAGGCCGATAGTCTTGCGCTACTGTTTGCCCCGTTGACCGCTGCACGCATTAGTCCGCTATTTACCGCCCTTAGTTGCGCCGCCATATCATCAACAAGCGATTTCGAACCTTTGTCGAGCCGCTCATATTGCTGTTCAGCGCTAACTATTTGATTTGCAATGTCTTTTACCTCAAACCTTTTCGAACCTGCGCGCTTCCGTACTGCCGTCTCTGACACCCCCAATTCTCTAGCCAATACGCTAGCGGATTCGCCATCAACAATATAACGGCGCATCACATCTGCCCATTTTGATGGGCTTATTGCCTTTTTTTTAGCCTTTGCTTCAGCCAACTATAATCCCGCCTTGCAAACATATGTATCACTGACCACCGGTCATTCCTCATGTTATCGCAGCACCGCTGCAGATAGTGAGATTATAGCATAAACAAAAAAGCCCCGCATAGCGAGGCAAGACAGGGTGCTTAGGTAATGCTCTTTGTGCCTTCCTGCGAATTATTGCCCATTTTTAATAGTGGGCGACTCTACCGATTAGCTTTTAAAGTGTTCGTGAATCTCACCGCCTATGTGTAAATCAGTCGATCTTCTCATTGGTGTTGAGTCGTCATAGAATTTGTATTTGCGCCTACATGTATCGCCAAATGTGAATACAGCGCCGAACATTGCAATAATCAAAACCAGATTATACGCCGCAAAAGTGAAATCGCCAGAGAATATGCCGATAACGATTAGCGCAGCGAATGAGCCACCCAAAGTCGTCATCAGTGTTAAAAGTAGTAGTTGTGTCTTAGTTAGCATTTTAATCTTCCCAATGTCCCAAAGTTAGTATTTGTCTTAATTTTTCGGTTTGCCGCTCTCTTTCGTTTAAAAACTGTACCGCTGTTTGCATCTTGCCAGATGTGTACTTTGCGCACCTAAATGCCAAATAAGCTGCGTTCTGTTGAACGAACTTTACCTGTAAATCCGCATTGCCACACCAGATTGCAAACTTTCTCCACATTTGCGCGTACTGAGGTAAGCAGCGCATTGCCCAAATTGCATCATCCAAGATATTGCTTTTTAGTATATCGGACATTGGGAACTCAACGTCATCGCCAGCGTAATCAATCGGCTTGCCTTTAATTTTAAGTAATCGCTCTAATCCGTTTTGGCATGGCTTTTTAGCAATTATCTGGTTTAGGGTTATCGTTATTGGCATGAAATCTCTCCAAAAAATCCTCTATAAAATCCGCTGTTCTGAACTCTATTTCCCTCGCCTGCTCTGGCGTTACCCATAACTCAGGAAACTTAACAGATACAAGCCCCTGGGCCTTTAGCCTTGCCCTTTGTGCTGCTTTGCGTTGGGCGGCTGATTGGGGCGCTTTCGCGCCCTTTTCTTTAGATGTTTGCATTTAATGCCTTCACAAAAGTATCAGAAGTTCCAGCAAATTTAGAGGTAACACAATCAAAAAACAGTTTGTGTTTCTTTTCGTTAAAGTTGATACCTAAATCAGCCTTATTGACAATCTCTTGAGTAAGGTAAATGCGTTTCATTGCGTCTTTTTCCCAAACTTTACCACCTGCTGCAATCAATTTAGCTTCCATCTTAATCACCTATTTTGTTTTTCTGTCGCGCCTTTCGCTTCAGTGAGATCATTATTATATATTGTGACTTGTCACGCAAGCTCTTTTTTCAAATAGAAGCGTAAAGATTTATTAAGATCGTACTTTAACCCCTGAATTCACAATCTTAGACCGCTCAATCTCTTTGCAGCTTGCACACTCAGGCTTACCGAGCACGTAGTAAATCGCATAAGCTTTGCACTTCTCGCACTGTGTTTTTCTCATTTCTTTAGCTCCAGTTCTTCGATGTATGTGGCCATTCCAAGCGCCAAGTATTGCAAGTCTTCAAAATCCGTATCGTGCGCATGAACAAAATCATTAATGCACCTGAACGAGTAATTGGCTGGCATAGTTACACCTTCTTGCGTGACAGTTAAAGCACTGCCGTCTTGGTCAAGTGTTAGCACGCGTCAACTCCAAATAGTTAATAATCGCAACCTCTCTACACGCATCACAATAAGCCATTAAAATTTTGTAAAATGACTCTGAGAAGCACACCCAATACAGCAGGCCAGTTATTGCCATAATCAGCAGAATGAACACAAAGGCCTGCGCAGCGCTAACTTTAACGTGACACTGTAGGTCTATTCCTTGCTCTGATAGCTGCCAGCCTTCCCATGCTCCATCAATGTGTTCGTTATCGTATCCTGCGCCATTGCGCAAGCCTTCGATAGCTTCTTTACCGCCTATCATCATGGCCATGTACTTTTTAACGTACCATTCTTCGAATTCGTCTCTGTTCATGAATCCTCCTGTTTGTTTTTTGTAATCTACCCGAGTTTATTGGTGAGCGTTAGCGGATTTACATTTCTTTGCTTAAGCCATTACGCCTGTCTCTTTGCGCTTTTCTGCCTTTTGCTTCATGTACTTTTCATAAGCTGAGCTTTTTGTCGGGCTAAACCCAAGACCTTTGCACCAGAAGTCATTTTTAAGAATTGTTTTACAAACTTTTCTCCACGATGGAACCTTGCCATTGTTTTCTAGCTTAACCTCAACCTTGTCCGGTATTCCGTTTTCGTAGCCACGCTTAGCCCACCAATTCAAGTACACAAACAATTTGTTTTTGTAGTGCTCCGCTGTTCGGCTTGGCATTGTTTCTAGCAGGTGCATACTAAAAGATTCGTAAGTGTGATTGGCTGGCAAGGCTATAGAGTGATTGCCCATGACAGCACCTTTCTCGGTTGCGTATAAGGCACCAGTATTAGCGCCAGCGACACGCAAAGCTAGCTTGCCCCACATCTCTGGCTCACACACTTGATAGAGCCATAGACCCTTTCTAGCCTCATCACCGAACGGCTCACAGATTCGCATTTGTGATAGCTTCATTCCGGCCTGCATCATGAAGTCATAAAGCTTGTTATATTCTTTTTCAAACTTACCCAAGTAAACCCAAATGTCTTTTGTCTTCCAGTCGTAAATTGGGTAAACGTTCCATGAATTTTCGATAACGTTAGTCGTCCATGGCTTACTGTCAAACATAGGCTTATCGCGGGAAATTGTTCTAAATCGGTTTAATGACTCATCCGCACGGATTCCAACAAATTGAGCGCATGATTTTCCTTGTGCGTACCACTTTGCAAAGCATGGCACAAACTCTTCAAATGGCATTCCATAGTGCCAGAAGTCAAAAAAATCATAATCAGTTATTGAATGCTTGCTTGGCTGGCGAACCCATAAATCTTTTTTGTCTTTATCCCAAGCTGTCCACTCCGGCTCGAACTGGCTTGTTGCATTCCATGTTTTCATTGGAAGCGATACCCAAAACGGATCAATGTTTCCCGCGTACTTTTCAAACATCTGTTCACAAAACGAGATTGTCATTTTCATCTGGCATTCCCAGTCGATAAACAGCACCCCCACGGTAACACCACGCTTGATAGCCTCATCCATAACCAAGTGAAGCATTACCGCCGAATCTTTACCGCCTGAAAACGACACACATACGCGCTCAAAATTATCAAATGTGTAGGCTATTCGTTCTTTTGCGGACGTTAAAACGTCAACACCAATGTATTTCTTAGGCATAAAAACTCTCCAAATGCGCAAGCTTCCATTTTTTAATGTGCATTTTTGCCGCATTGTTTGCCAGCTCTTGCTTATCTGAACCCAGCAAACCCCAAGCCTCTTTTGTTATGTCTTCGGGGCATTCAATAGCTATTGCAGCAGCAGCTTGACCAAGCCAAGCAACCTGATTAATCCCTGTATTTGTAAAGTTTGCCTCGCATGACAACGGCCACTCAGCAATAACCAGCATCATTGCAGCGCTAAATAAATCTGTATCTGACATAAACTCAGAGCACTGCTTAGCCTTTTCTTTCTTATCGAATCCAAGTGATGACTGCCACATAACGCTTTTGAATTCTTCGCATTTTGAAAAGTGGTGGTAAATTCTTTTAATTCTCATTAATCAGCTCCCCTTCAAATTCATCCTTACCTAAATCAGCGAAAGATTCAGCCTCCCATGACTCACTAAAATCAGAATCTTTAAACGCGAACGCCAAGCCTTTAACTTGCTGCAACCGCAAAACCTCATCAGGCTCCATTCCTAATTCTTTTGCAATTCGCTCATCGCTCCAAAAACGCCTTTTCAGCTCGACTACAATCTCAGACATAGCAGATACACTATGTTTGCCTCTTGCGCGGTTATGGCGAATTGTGGCGGCCATACGGTCATTTCTTTCGTGGCGATCAACAGCCAAAGAAACTACAGGCAAATAACCCATAACCATTTTTTGGACAATTTCCGATTCTTTGCCAACTCTGTGGCGGTGGAACCCGTCAACCACTTCGTAGCCATTGTTTGGCCATGTAACAATTGGCTGCGTGTATCCGTCTGCCTCAATAGATCGCTCCAAAAGCTTCATTTCTGGGGGGGCTACGCTGTTTGGGTTGTAGTCGTTAGCGTGTACGTTTTCATTCTTAACCCACTCAACAAAATCTACAGGGCAAGAATTAAAAGGGCTTAACTCATGCAAGCGCTTTCTTATCGCGTTAATTGCTACCACTTTTTCATCAAGATCAAGCGATCCGATAAAATCCAGTTTATTTAATATTTCTTCAAGCATTTTGTATCTCCGTTGTTTTTATCATTGTTTCAGTTTTCGCGCTTCCTGTAATTTGAACTTACATTTCTTTGCACTAGTAAACCCTCATAACCTTAACGCCCAATGATAGCCTGCATTCCCGTAGCGCTTCTTCTGCGCTGCAAGGGTATGGCATTACCATCGTGCCTTGCTTGCCGTTTACGCAGTAGAAGTGCCATGCCGTTTTGATTTCAGTCATTTCAAAACACCGTCTCGGATCAAAACCGCTCTCTTTAAATCGCTTACTACGTCACCCCCACGGATGCACCACATACCTTCAAACGTGGGTTTAATGCCTCGGTACTGGCTGCGGTTTTGGTTCCATTGCTTTAGCTGTTGTTTAAACATGATTATTTCGCCCATGTTGTATCGTTATCATTGTGCGCATATTTTGGCGCAATTATTTTTAGACCGTAAAAGTCTGCCCAATAACAGAAAATATCTAGTCTCTGGCTATACGTCATTCTTGATTCTCTCCAATCGTGCAAGATCGTCAATTTCAACCTGCGTTAGCTGTTTTTGTTCCGGCTCTTGCTCGAACATGGCAAGCAATCTAGCCGCTTCAACTCGCCCGAGCTCTATCCGATTTTCCTTATCTTCTGCCGATTCTGGCGGTACTGGCAAAAATAGCTGGTGCGCTCTATCGCGTTTAACAGCCTCTTCCATCAACGCTAAGATTGCGGGGATGTTTGGCTCGCGGAATATCTTGTTTTCTCTCTCTGGCGAAATGGCGAGGCTTGCCAGTAGCTTCAAAGCTGTGTCGATCTGGTCGCGGGAATATTGACCAATTTGTTTGGCGTATTCACGCTTTGCAAAATCTGCCTCTTTCAAGCTTGGGTAAACCAGATAAAACGCTCCGGCATACAGCACCACAAGCTTTGCGAACAAGTAACCAGTAACGTCTCGTTCGTGGTCGCTAAAATTTTGTTGCTTTGGCGTAGTCTGTGAGTCCGTCGAAGAGTTCGGCGCGCTGCTCACCATAAGATTTTTTGCCATTTGTTCCAGTTCCACTTTTTGCATTATCAACCTCTCGCCTTATCCAGTTTCTCCAAGTAGCCAACCAATCTGCCTTAGTCGCGTCTTTTCCAGCTTTTGCTATCCAGTAATCTTTGAACTTGTGTGCTACCTGAATAAACCATTCTTGAGTTAAATCAGGTTTAATCAGTTTTGCAGCTTCCAAGTATTCGCGATCAGGTCGCCAGTCATCAGGCAATCGGCTTGCCTTTTTTCGCGGTGGAGCCGAAGGCGTAACTTGAGCGACTTGTTGCGATTCCGGTTTTACGCAATCAGGATTCAGGATAGGGGAATCAGGAATCAGTAAGAGGGAATCAGCACGATCACTATGCGAGTCGTTCCGTTTTAATCCAGATAAATCGCGATTAATCGTGAGTCCTTTAAAATCAATAAGTTGGCGGCCTTCATTTGTAAACACCGGAATTTCGCTTCCTTTGTCGCGCTCATTCTTATGTGGGTTCTGGTGCTTCTCAAAATTAGGGATATTGATGTAAGTCTTAACCCCGTCCGAGTAGAACCGTATTAATCCAGATTTATCCAGATTAATCGCGAGTTCTTTTACGCTGCACTCATCCCACGGCAATATTTGAATCTTGAGCGTTTTTTCTTTCCACTCAAGATCGCCCTTGTAATCAGCCATAGTCCATAAACCGATGAACAGCAATCTACCAAGAGGGCAGTTATCGGAAACCTGCTCATTGGTGAAGAATGCTGGCTTTATGTTGCGCGCTCTAGCCATTTTGATTCTCCCTTATTCTGTTCCAGCAGATACCGCAAAAATAAGTAAATTTCTTTTTATCGGAATTGAAGTGCATTTTTGATCCTGCAATCTCGCCAGCTTCAATAACTTCATCAAGATCAAGTGATGATAAAAATCGCTTTATCGAAGAAAACCAGTCAGTCCTTAATCTATCTATTTCCTCGCCGAATATCGCATGAACCACCTTCCAGCAATCAGATTCGATTCTGTCGTTTTGTGAGTTTATTATTTTCCTGTATTCGGAAAGCTGCTCTTCACATTCCTTTATTCGCTTGGCTTTTTCAGAAAGGCTTTCAGGGATAGAGGTCAATAGTCGGGCTGATTTTCCGCGATTGCACTCAAGGCATGATGTTATTAGGTTGTTATCATCATTTCCGCCGCCTTCAGATACAGGATGGATATGATCAACCTCAAGAGTTGTTTGTGGTGGCCGTTGTCCGCAATAAGCGCAGCAAAAATTATCCCGTTTGAATATTTCAAATCGGACTTTTTTAGAAATTGATTTACGTTTTGTCATAAACATTCTCTAGGGTCGCCCCTTGGTCGAAATGCCGCTGAAAGGCGCAACCAAGGCGGTTAAGATTACGGCAACAAAGGGCGACTCTGGAGAATGCTTCTGTTACCTTTCAATTGTTTACAGTTTCGACACTGCGCGATAATTATAACCTTAATTCAGCGGCACGCAACTACTGAATTAAATAATCTCCAATGCATAAACCTCGCGCCAGACTTCAGCAGGCCACGCCTTTACGGTTCCATAGTTAGCATCAAAAATATCGATAGGCTCCAAGCCCATAAGCGCGCAAGTGCTCTTTAGTTCGCGCCAGTTGAATTTCTGGCCGTGGTAAAGCATCTCCATGCGCTTAACAGATGAAAACTGCTTTGAACGGTCTAGCTCTATCTCTAGCTTGTTTGCGTGCTTAACTGCTTGGCTTGCGGTATTCATTGCGGTAGCTTCGCGCCTAGAGCCTATTTCGGCCTTTGTTGCGATTGCTAACTGCGCAGCTTCGTATTGCGCTGCCCACGCTCTAGCGGCTTCCGCTGGATTACTAAAGTCGGGAACCAATATCTGATTTTTTGCTGGCTTGTTTTCTAGTTCGTGCCAACGGTCTATAATTGCTAACCGGTATTTAACCGAGTAGCCAGATACAACCAGATCACACTCGCGCTTCGGTAGTCGGTATTCGCGCTGTGATCTGTTTTGTGAGTCAATGTAGGTGTGCTCAAAATTGAGCGCATCTATTTCAGCCTGAAGAAGCGTTGTTTCTATATCGCGTATTATATTTTTGTGGTCTTTGCCGGTTAATTCTGCAATCTCGCGGCTGGTCATTGTCAAAGCGGTTTGAATTGAAGGAATCATAAAATTTACTCGAAAAAAAAGAGCTTTCGGAGCTGGGTGGAAGATGAATGGCGCGAACAGAAAACGCGACAATCAAACCAGCTTCGAAAACTCTTTGAGATTTATCTGTTTTACATCTCCTACCTTCCACAGTAGGTGTGGCATATCCTCAAAGGAAACTGCAGCCACGTTTTTATTTTATCTCATCGGGGGAGGTTTGCAAGCTAAAATATTCTAAA